AACCAAGATGAACGAAAGCCGAACACATGCCCAAGATGAAAGAGGATGAATTGAGTGCATTGGTGGAGGGTTGGCTGACCCAGGCTCGTCATTTCGATGACAGCGATCTCTCTGAACAGCGTTCCAAGGCCAACAAATTCTATGACGGCGAGGTTGATATCAATCCCCAACCCAACAGGTCTAGCGTCGTATCCTCCGATGTGGCCGATGTGATGGGTTGGGTCCTTCCGGGATTGCTTCGTGTCTTTACGGCAAGCAACAGGGTGGCGATCTACGAGCCCAACACCCAGGAGGAGGAGGAGGGTGCCAAGCAGGCCACCGAGGGTATCAATTACATCTTCTTGAATGAGTGTGACGGGTTTCGTGTCATGAAGGACAGCATGTTCAACGGGCTTTTACATGGCAATGGTCCGATCAAGGTCTCCTGGAAGGGCGAGAAGGAATACAAGGTGGAGAATATCACAGGATTGACCATGGAGGAGCTCCTGGCGCTCATGCAGGAGCCCGATGTCGATGACATCATTGATTTGCATGAATACGACGTAGGTCCGGACGGCACCCCCATTGACGATGAAGGTCCCAATGCCTCCACTGATGCCGACACCTACGATTAGTCCTCCAGGAATGGACCCTACGGCAGGAACCGGCGGAATAGACCCCACCGGCATGCCGCAGGCCGGGGGTGGCATGTCCCTAGCAGCATTGCCGCCCCCGACTAAATTGTACGATGTCAAGATCAAGCGCTGCATCAAATCCGGACAGATCAAGGTCGCCGCGATCGCCCCGGAGGACTTCTTCTGTGATCCCAATGCCACCAAGGTGGATGAGGATGAAGGAAGATTTTACGCCGACATCGCTTTGATGACCCGAAGCGAAGCAAAACTGCGCTGGCCGAAGAAAAAGGATATCATTGATGACCTCCCGGCCTACACGTCCACGGAAGACGATACCGTCAAGCAATCCAGAAGCCGGCGAATCTGGAGCTTCCAGGAAAGAGAGGCCGACAAGGCCTCGGAGGAAATCCAAATCTTCGAATGCTACCTCAACTGCGATTATGATGGAGACGGAGTTACGGAATGGCGGCAGATTTGCGTTGGAGGTCTTGCCGGTGGACGTCAAATTCTATCGAATACAGAATGGGGCGGACCACTGCCATACGTATCGATTACTCCCGACCCAATGCCACATCGCTATCGCGGCAGATCGGTCTATGATGATGTCGGTGACATACAAAGAGTTAAATCCGTCCTCCTACGTCAATTGATGGACAACACTTATCTGGTCGACAACCCGATGATCGCCGCCAACGGAACGGCCATCGAAAACAGGGACGCATTGGTCAATCCAGAAGTAGGGGCGGTAATCTGGACTAACGGTCCCCCCGGCGACTCCATGATGCCAGTCCAAGTCCCTTATATCGGCGACAAGATTTTTCCATCTCTCGAATACTGGGACATGGTCATCGAGAAGAGAACGGGTGTCTCCCGCTCCACCATGGCGCTGGATATGGATACCCTCCAGCACCAGACCGCCACAGCAGTGAATGCCCAGCAATCCGCAGCCTTCACCAAAGTGGAAACCTACGCCCGTAACATCAGCGAATGTGGCGGTTTCAAAGAATTGTTTTCAAAGCTCCTGAAGCTGTTCGTGCAGAACCAGAAGAGCGTGAAACAGATCAAATCGAGGGGACAATGGGTCCAACTGGACCCGCGCGGCTGGAAAGCCGATATGAAGGTCACCATCAATGTCGGGTTGGGCGCCGGCTCCAAGGACCGCGACATGGCCATGCTGGGGGGAATCGCCCAGAAGCAGGAAATCGCGATCCAGGCGCTGCAAAGCCCGTTCAATCCGGTGCTCAACATCGGGCACATCTTCGACACCTATCGACGGATGGTGGAAACCGGCGGCCTCAAGTCGCCGGAAGGCTACTTCCCCGAATTGACCCAGGAAAAAGTCCAGGAATTAGGCCAGCAATTCTCCCAAGGCCAGCCGCCTCCTCCAGAGCAAATCAAAATGCAGATCGAGCAGGCCAAGATGGAAGCCGATCAGAAAATGCGGGGACTGGAGTTGATGGCCGAGCAACAGAGAGATCAGAACCGCGCCCTGCTGGATCAAAAAGCCTTCGAACAGAAGGCCGCTATCGAGGCCACTCAAGCGCAAGCCGATGTCGCTACCACAAATACAAAAATGCGGGCCGATGTGCAGACCAATCGGGAAAAGGCCCAAGCTGATATCTTGATGAACCAGCAAAAAATGCAGATGGAAGGCGACCTGGAAATGAAACGCTACGAACTGGAGCGTCAGCTCAAGATGATGGAGTTCTCGCTCAAGATGGGTCTGGAAAAGGCCAAGCTGATCTCCTCATCAGGCAAAACCACCACCGACCCGGAAACCGGTCAATCAACCGGACCCGATCCCGCGGCCATCCAGGCTGCTCTCGCCCAACTCGACAATCTCTCCATCCCGCAACCCGTGCAAGAACAAAGATCCATGATGGACCGGGAGAACGACAGATCCGATCAAATGGCGCAGGTCATGGCGATGCTCAGTCAGGCCATCCAGCAAATGACCGCAGCCCATATGGCTCCCAGTCAAGTCATTCGTGACCCTAACGGCCGCGTTGTCGGCGCACAGAAGAGGTTAAACTAATGGCAACCTTCACCCTGTTCCATGAAGCCCTCAAGTTCATCGGCGACGGCACCATCGACCTGGATACCCACACCTTCAAGGCCTACCTGTCCAACGCCGCTCCCGTACAAGCCACCCATATCGTCAAGGCCGATATCGCGGAGATCGCGGCCGGCAACGGCTATACCACGGGTGGCTTCACCCTGACCTGCACCTATACCGAAACCGGGGGTGGCACCGGGGTGTGGAGATGGAATGTGACCACCGATCCCACCTGGACCGCCTCCGGAGGGTCCATCGCCACGCATCAGTATCTGCTTGTCTACGACGATACCGTAGCCTCACCCGTCGTTGATCCTCTGGTTGGTTTCGTCAATAGAGGCACCTCGGATGTGATCGCAGACGGTAATACTAGAACCTGGGATGTCGGCGCCTCCGGCCTGTTCGAAGTCAGCGCCACGCCGTGAGACCGGTCAAGCACTCCGTCACACTCCGGAGGTGCAATACCAGTATCAGTCTCGAACCAGAGTTCTGGGCGCTTTTGAAAGCCATCGCAGCCTACCAGAAGAAACCACTGGCAAGGCTGGTGTTCGATATCAAGCGCAACAGTGGCGGCAACCTGTCATCGACCGCCCGCGTGTACGTGCTGAACTTCGTCAAACAGGAAATTGAATATGGCAAAGTACTCGGTCTCTAGCGCCTCTGCCGGCACCCAGCAGGCCATCGCCGCAACTTACAAAACCTTGCTCTCGGTGACCGCTTTGACGGGCGCCACCACGCTGCGCAGAGGCTGGATTTACGACATTGAGTTCGGAGCGGACGGCACCCCCGCAGACAACGTGATTGTGTTCAAGGTGGATCGGCAGACCACAGTCGGAACGGGAACAGCCGCAACTGCGGCCCCCTTGGATGCCGCCGATGCCGCCGCGCTCCTGGTCAGTACCGTCAACAACACCGCAGAACCCGGCACGGTCAACAACACCCTGCTCGAAATCCCGGTCAACCAGCGCTCCTCCTATCGTTGGGTCACCATCCCCGGATCGGGAGCCGAACTGGTGGTTCCCGCCGTGACAGTCAACGGAATCGGCTGTCGGGCAAAATCCCCGGCCTATACCGGGACCGGCATCGCCCGGGTTCACTTCTTCGAATGAGAAACCCACAGGGTTACGCCTGCATTACCGGCCCGGACCAGATCAAGCAATACGACACCTTCACCTGTTTCCATTGCAATGCGGTGGTTCACGTCCGGCCCAAAGCGGACCCGGCGGAACTTGGGGGTTTTTGCCGCTCCTGCATGAAGCTTATTTGCCCTAACTGCGCACTTGACAGCGCCTGCACCCCGTTCCTCAAGAAGATTGAACAGATGGAAGCCCGCCACCGGAGGTCCTTTTGAACTGGGCGATCACCTCCCGCACCGGAACCATCACCACCGAGCGCAAGACCCCGACCCCCTCCGCCCCCGGATACGATAGTGCCACCACCGCCTGGGTGGCCGCCGTCGGTAGTGGCAATGTCAGCATCCCGCGTAAGGACCTGATCGACGCGCTCATCGTCACGCTCAAATCTGGTGGCGTCTGGACCAAGCTCGACCGGTTGTGGGACTTCGCCGCCGAGAACACCACCTGCGCCCTGGTCGATCTCAAGGCACTAGCCACGGCCACCGCCGTCAACAGTCCTACCTTCACCACCGACCGGGGTTACACCGGCAACGGCTCGACCTCCTACATCGACACCAACTTCAATCCCGGCACCGGAACGCCAAACTATACCGGCAACGCCGCCTGTTTTGGTATCTGGGACATCACGACCTCTCCCAACTCCGGAACGGTCCCAATCGGCATCAACTATTTCGGGCATTACTCGGAAGGCACGATCCACTATCCGGACGGCAATTCCTACTGGCGGGTGAATACCTCGGGTGCCGGTCTGGCGGTGGCTTATCCCGGCCCGGGGTTGCACATGGCCAACCGTTCTGCGGCG